TATTGTGATGTTATTGATTTTTGAATTTTGTCGAAAAAGTTTTATGTACCTTACTCTCTCGCAAGGTTACAAAGGGTTAGTTAAAATAGAATGTCTTTAATGACAATAACTAGCTGAGTAAACAAAAGGAAGCCCACTGACCATAGAACACGCTTAATAGATGCAATATCTGCCTCTATATGTTTGAGATGATTGGTTTCAATAATACGAATGCGTTCTGATATCACTGCAACTTCTTTATCCAATTTGTTTATTTTTTCAGCTTGTGTTGTCACTAGCTACTCCCTGTTTTAGTTTTTGATTATTTCTTTCTTGTTGTTCTAATGCTTGAGCTAGTTCTCGTTCTTTACGATGATCTGCTTTTAGCTTGTTAAAGGCAACTACCTCATCGACTGTAATGTTAATCAGCTTTTGATTAGACACTAATAACCGGTCATAAGCATTGCCCAGTTGCTCAGTTAAGAACTTAATAGTGATATCTTTTTCTTTTATATCTTCTCTGAGTTCTCTGTTTTCTTTCCTGAGTTCTCTTCTTTCGTTTTTAGTCTTATCTAGTTGGTCTTGTAGTTCTTTGTTTGTACTCATAGTAAATTATGAACATAAAATTATTTCGTAGTCTAATTGAACCCTTCAAAGGTTATATTAGGTTACAAATAAAGTAGAAATATTACTGCTTTGATTTAGCTATGTTTTTAATAAATTCTTTTCCTTGGATGACTTCAATCTCTGCTTCCACTTCTCCACAAACTATCTGTGTAGTTTTCATATTGCGTTCCATAATTCTCTTGTTTTTTAAACACTCACTTAAAGAAGACTGGATGGTATGTTCTATTAAAACACCCCCTGAAAACAAACATAATGCTATAACTACTTTAATCACTTAATGTCCATTTCCATTTGCAAAAGCTATATCTCTTGTAGCATCTTTTAGTTTTTCTACATCTTTTTGAAGTTTTTCTAATTGAGTTTCCATGTGATCTAGCATGACCTGAGTATGTAAATTTTCATCTAAGATAGTTTGATGTTTTTCTACTTGTTCTGCTAAGAACTCTAGTAACATGAATTGTTCGTCATCGGCTGGAAGGTTGCCCATCAGACCCCTCGGCCATTTAATTCTAAAGTCAGTATTAAGTTCTAAGTCTTTTTCCATCAACTCTAGTCTAGTGCTATGTTGATTGAGGGTTTCCATGATGCCAAAATAGGCATAAACACCCACTGCCACACCAGCTATAATGGATAGCATATTTCGAATGGGCATCGAAATTGATGTGTCGTCTGATAGCTTCATGGAAGTTGTTTATAATTATGGTTTTGGGTGGTCTGTTTTAACTTTTGCTATCGCATCACTCCAAGTATTAGTGCCATTCACACTATCCCAATACATCATGTCCATTTGGTCTTGAATACTAGGATAAGCACTAGCTCTATCTCTTTGATACTTATTGTTGTCATACTCAGTTTGTAATAAGGTTTTTTCTGCACTTACTTGTGACCATGTATAAGGCTTTGTATCAGAAAAGATAGCAGTACCATTAGCATCTGCACCTGATACAAAATCAACACCACTGTTGTATTCTGCTTCAGATGTTGGCTCACCTCTCACAACAAATTCGTGGTTTACATTACCCTTTTTGTTGAGAGATTGTATTGCTGTTGCTATGTCTGTCATTATTTTCTCCTTTGTTAAATTTATCCAGCTACTTCCATAACTGTTATCATGTTTTGACCTTCACCCATATTTACAGTTGTAACTGTATGTCTATTAAGTGAAACTGTATAAGTTAATGCACTTGTGCTACTTGGACTATCTAAATAAGAATAAGATGACCTTGCTCTATAATTAGCACTACCACCTGCACTTTGATAATAAACATCATAGTCTGTATTGGTTGAAAATATTGAACTTCCATTTCTTAATATTTTTGTTTGAAATCCATTAGAATTTCCACTTTGATAAATAAAAGCATATTGCAAATTTAAAAGCACAAGTATTTTACTACTAGTAGATGAAGGAGTAATAGTTACACTTAAACCAATATCTGTATCTGCATCAGTAGATATTGCAACAGATGTACTATCTACATCTTGTAAAACTTGTAAAACTTTCCCTGTATCAATTCCACTAGGCAAAGCAGTAACAGAACTGATTGATTGATTATTAAGTCTAACTAACGCCATTATGCTAGTACCTCCATTAAAGTAAGTGAATAAAGTGTACTGTCATTTGTTACCGAAGATGTTCCACCTGAACCCATACCAAATCCTAAAGTGTATTGTTGAGCCGAAGTCGTATTAGGACTATCAACATAAGAACCATTTATATTAAAAGTTGCATTACTAGCTGTATTAATACCACTACTTCTATTTCCTAAATTGGTTCCACTAATTGTTCCTCTAAAAACAGAAGCCTTAGCAAAAGACACACTACTAGTAAATATTTGTAAATTAACACTGAAAAGAATTATTATTTTACTACTAGTGCTAGTAGGAGTTATACTTGCATTTAGCATTTCACTAAAAGAAGTGCTTGTTGATGTAAGATTTGTACTACTTGAATTGTAAATAACTTGACCAATCTTACCAAAGTTTCCATCAGTCTTTGCATAGGTTACAGCACCATTGTTTATCTTAGCAGTTGTAACAGCATTACTGCCTAACTTCGCTTCTGTAAGAGCTCCGTCTGCTACAGTCGTAATTAACCCTGTACCATAATGCAATATCCAATCACAAGTATCACTACTAGACACTGTGGTATCAAAGGTAATCGTTGAACCACTCACACTAAAGTTGCCTTGCTGTACGACACCACTAATACTAATCAATAAGTTGTTAGCACTAATAGGTACAAAGTTTGTTGATGATTTCTGTAAGGTGTAACTTGCTGAACCATTAAATGTTAAGTTATCGAGTACCTCTACATTGGATATGTTTTCTGTACCTCTACCTATATATGCCATATTAAACCTCTGGTTTTGTTGGGAATACCACAGCTTCAACATCTGCTACTGTAGTTAATCCGTTAGTAATATCTCTTAATGCTTGTCTGTATGCTGTCATTTCAGCAGTCATGGTTTGGTCAGACAAGGCTAAGTAATCTGTTTGTGCTAGTAGTGAGTTTCTTTTTTGTCTTAAATTATCTAAAGAAAATTCTAAATCACACTCACTATCATATTGTTCTAAACTTTCTAAAGAAGGTTTTGGAATATTTAAATTCCATGACTCAATATAATCACCATTTCCAACATTAGCTAAGATTACATCATTATCAAAATTAATGTTATTAACGCCATTAAGTTCTGCGTATTTTTTTATTTTTAAATATAAATATGCCATAATTTACTCTATTATTTTGTAACCAAAAAAGTTACTACCTATATTACCCCTGAAAAAAATAGAAGTTCCGTCATATCTACGACCAAAGATTTCTACATAATCTCCAACAGATAAATCTATTATACAAGAAGCAGTAACTACATAATCTTGTGTACCTTCAATAATGTTAGGAACAGAACCATAGTTAGTCCAAAAGAAATGTCCGAACTGTTGATACTGAGAACCATTTTTGTAAACACAGATATATGATGACCTACCTGATGAAGTAGAACCAAAGTTTAGGTTTGCTCCAATAAAGTATTTACCAGCTTTTCCTGAAGGTACTACAAATCTATAATTAGAAGTATCATAAGCATTGTCGCTATCATAAACTTCACTGCTAAATTGTACTTTAGTATTAGTATTAGGTGACATTCCTGTTTGGTTTGAGCCACTCATTACAGCATAGAAAGCTGGAGTATTAACTCCACTAGCACCACTCACAGTACCAGTAAACGCATAGGTATCTGCAAGGTTCATACTCTCTGCTTGTATTTTAGATAATGCCATTACTCACCACCCCCATTATCTGTAATTGTGTTTCCTTCCGCTACCCATTCGAGTATTTCTTGGTAGTGTCGGTTTTCTTCGTTGTGAGGAACTTGTATAACAGTTCCATCGTCATAAGTTACTATGTACATATTAGTATCAATAGTGTTATTAAAATTAGAAGTAATATAATTTCTTTGAACTGTCTGTATCATTTATAACTCCGCATCTGCTGTATATTTAAATCTAAAATATGCTTCATTTGTATTTGCATTAGATTGTAAAGTTGCTCTAAAACCTTGAGTGTTTCCATAATCAATAGAAGGATTTGATGTATTAAACCCATTACGATTTTCAACTGTTAAATTGCCAATAGTAGCTGATGTTCTCATAGGAACTACATGCCTCACATCTTGAAAATAATTAGCACCACTTATTGTTGTGCCAGACCAACAAATCATTCCACCACTTTGGTATGTTTGATAATATCTCATACATCTTCTTAAATTCACATCATAAGGTAAGAACTCAAAGTCACTAGCAGATGTACCGACTTCTAGTTGTACTCCTGTGAGATAAAAAGTATTGTTATTATTTTCAAAAGTATTGACTTGACCGACTGCTCTATT